AAATTTGGATATTACTACATAGAGGATGTTTATCGTTTCAGAAAACTACCAGATGGTGTTTTGCAAGAGATTATCAAAACAGCAAGACAAGATGGTGACGATGTACAAGTGACGATACCTAAAGATTCGGGCGCTGGTGGGAGTGCTGCAAATGCTTATCAACTTAGAACACTTGCTGAAAACGGTATTCCTGCTAAATCGGTAAAGATTAGTGGTCACAAGGGTAAAGTTCAACGGTTCCTACCTTTGGCAACACTAGCCGAATCAGGAAGTTTGCGACTGGTAAAAGGCGACTGGAATGATGATTTTTTAGATGAACTTGAGGCATTTGACGGAAGTAGGAATATTAAGGATGATCAAGTTGATGCAGCAGCAGATGCTTTCAACACATTGTCACGACAATTACAAATCCCTACATTTTCAATCCCATCATTTACCCAAGCATCGCCAATTCCTACAATTGGTTGATAGTATATTCCTATTGACAAAGGGTTTATTAACAATATAATGCGTTTAAATTTAATAAAGGACATTGAAATATGCCTGATGTGCAAAATCAAATGCCCAATGAGGCATTAAGTCCTGATAATACAGCACCAAGAATTTCATTATCTGAAAAAGGCTTTAATGTACTAAAGACAAGTAATTACCAAATCATTGAAGAAAAGAATCTTGCATTTAGATTTCCAAGGTTCTTTCAAACAATTGAAGAAATGAGTAATAACCCTACTGTCGGCAGTGCATTAAACGTTTACAATCTTACATTGAATCGCAGTAAATGGAAAGTTGTAGCACCTGTTGGTGCATCAGAAGTTACTAAGGAACGTACTAAGTTTCTTAACGAAGTAATGCATGATATGGAACATTCTTGGTCTGCGTTTATTAGCAGTGTAGTACCTTATCTGAAATATGGTTATGGTATTCATGAAATTGTACCACGTAGACGTTTGAAGTCTAAAGGTAGCAAGTACAATGATGGTCTTGTTGGTCTACGTAAATTAGCACCAAGAGCCCAAGAATCTATTAGTGAATGGTATTTCACAGAAGACGGTAGAGAATTTCTAGGTGTTGGACAATCTCTTGATAATCTTGAATGGGGGGTGAACTTCCAAAAAGAAAAGAATATGAGAGGTGTTGTTGAACTACCAATTGAAAAACTACTTGTGTTTTCTGCTGATAGTACAAATGGTAATCCTCAAGGTCAAAGTATTTTCAAGAACATCTATCTTGCTTATAAACAACTGACGTTGTTGCAAGATCAGCAATTACTAGGTACAACGAAAGACAGTCAAGGTTTACCTTTGATTGAATTGCCACCTAAGTATTTAGACCCTGATGCTTCTGACGAGGATAAAGCAGTTTACACTGCTTGTCAACAAATGCTTGAAGATATTGCTAACGGTAAACGCAAAGGTATTATCTTTCCTAAGTATGTTGACCCTGAAACCAAATTGGATATGTTCAAAGTTAGTATTCTTGAATCCAAGGGTACTTCCAAGTATGACACAGAATCAATTATTCGTGGTTTACAAAATGACATTCTAGTTGCATTGAACGTTGACGTTCTAAAACTAGGTGCTGATGGTGTTGGTAGTTTCTCTTTAGCAGATGCTAAAACATCTATGTTGTCAATGGCTATTGAAAGACGTTTGCAAGAAATTGCAGATGTATTAAATACAAAACTAATTCCTTTCTTGTTTGAAAAGAATGGATGGGATTTGGTTGAATTACCAATGTTTGTATTTAATGATATTGATAACATTTCATTGGAAGAATCTAGTAAGTGGATTCAACGTGTATTCTCTGTCGGTGCAATCGAAGTAGATCGTCCTGTCATGAATAAGATTCGTGAAATGGGTGGATTTGATACATTGCCTGAAGATACACCTGTTGATACAGAAATGCTTTCTACATCTATTACAGGAAAATCTACACGTGCTGGGGATGGAATGAAAACAGCAGGTGAAGGTACATCAACAAGTGTTAGCGGAAATGACAGCAGCACTATGAACACAGAAAACAAAGCATAACAATAATGGAGTGTATATGTCAAAACATAGTCTGCTAAGACTATCTTCTATGATCTATAACACACCACATCTTATTACACCACAGGCATTTGACACAATTCTAGCATATGTTGAAGCAAGAAATCAATATGGAATTATGTCACTCATGCCTATGGGAGATGGTGGTGAAGATCAAGGTGGAGAAGATAAGCCTGATGACCTAGATGATATTAATGAATGTCCAATGCCAATTCATCTGATTGATGTAGTTGGTACATTGACATACAAGCCTGTCAAAACAGCATGTGGTGAAGTAGGTATGTCCTATGAACGCCTTGTTGATGAAGTAGAAGATGCTATTGAATGTGGTGCTACAACAGTAGTGCTTAACTTTGGTAGTGGTGGTGGTGAAGCAGGACATTGCTTTGAAACTGCAAATCTAATTCGTTCCATCTGTGATGAAAACAAAGTAAAGCTAATTGGCTATGTAGATACAATGGCTTGCTCTGCTGCATATGCTTTGGCTTGTATCTGTGATGAATTGTACGCAAACCCTTCTGCTACAGTAGGTAGTATTGGTTGTGTAATTTGTCTGATGGATGTTAGCAAAGCAATGGAGAAAGACGGATATAAACGAATCTTCATTACATCAGGTGATAAGAAAGTTCCTTTCGACGAATCAGGTGCTTTCAAACAAGATTTCATTGATGAATTGCAAATGGATGTAGATAGGCTAAATGCTGAATTTACAAATCATGTTAGCAATTACACATCAATTGATGCTAAGACAATTAAGAATTGGCAAGCCGGATGTTTTAATGCTCAAGAGGCTTTAGATAATAATCTAGTATCAGGCATTATGACAAACCGTGAATTTGTGCAATACGTTGTAAATAATCAAGAGGTAAACAATGCTTAATAAAATCAAAGAAGCTCTTTTGCGAAAGCAAGAAACAAATGCTTCACTAGAAGATGCTAAAGAGGTTGTTGAATCTCTTGAGCAAGAAGAATTGGAAGTTAAAGAAGAAGCTGTTGTAGTAGCAGAATCCGTTGAACTTTCTAAATATGAAGAAGCTGTTAAAGAACTTGCTGATGTACGTTCTGCTCTAGCTACTTTGCAAGCAGATTATTCTGCTGTTAAAGAAGAATTGGTTTCTTTCCAAAACGCTGCTAAAGCATCAGCAGAAGCAGTAAAGGCTGCAAAACTGGAATCTCGCCATAAAGCAATCTCTGCTGTAGCAGGTGATGTTAAAGCTGACGCTTTAATGTCTGCTGTAGGTGAAATGGAAGATGCAGCATTTGATGCAATTGTTTCTGCTTTGTCTATGAATGTAGAAAAAGAAGAAGCCGCATTTGAAGAAGTTGGTGTGTCTGCTGATGCAGATTCAGATGTAAAACCAACTCATTTCAAACAATATCTTAAAAATAAATAAGGAAAATTAAATGGCTAACGTAGGTACTCGCAGTAAAAAACTTTCAGGCGTATTGCGTGCTGAACTGTTCCCTGAATTGGGTTATTCACGCAAAGTTGCTACCGTAACTTTCCAAACAACAATGGACGTTGGTGCTGTATTGCAACTGTCTGCTGGTAAATACATTTGGGTTCAAGCATCTGGTGTTGCATCATTGAACGCTGACGTTGTAATTCTGGCAGAAACAGATGTTGAATTGTCAACTCTATCTGCTGGTGATCAATCTCTGTTGGTAATTCATCGCACTGCTACTGTAGTTGATTCAGGTCTGTTGTATCAAGATGCTCTGTCAGCTCCACAAAAAGCAACTGTACGTGCTGCTCTTGAAGCAAAAGGTATTCAAGTAGTAACTGGTGTTTAATCTTAATAAATAAGCAAGGATAATAAATAATGGATATTCGTAGTTACTACAACTCATTTAAGCAACAAGATTTCGTAGATGGTATTCGTGATGCTGGTAACCAATATGGTTATGTAAACTCTCGTAACGATTACTTCGCTATGAAATCAACATCACAAACAGCAATTGTTTTTGATATTGACACTTCCACTACAACTCTGTTGCCTCAAGTAAAACGTGCTGCTGGTGTTTCTACCTCTGGTAAAGAACATAGCGTTACTACTAAAGCAATTGCTTTAGCTTACTTCAAACATAGCGATACTTTGACTGTTGAAGATATTCAAGGTCATCGTGCCCCACAATCAACAGACAATGAAACTCTAGCTCGTGCTACAGCAGAAAAATTGCAAGATATGCGCCGTGCTTGGGACATGACTAATGAATACCTGAAAATTCAGGCATTGAAAGGTCTTGCTAAATCTCCTGATGGTGTTACCATTTTTGATGCTTTCACAGAGTTCGGTGTTAGCCAAACTACTGTTGACTTCTTGCTAGGTACTTCTACTACTAACGTTGATGGTAAAATTGCTACTCTGAAACGTGGTATCGGTACTAACGTTAAAACTGGTGGTGCTATCTCTGGTATCGAAGTATTGGTTGACCCAACTTTCTTTGATAAGCTAGTAAACCATCCTTCAATTGTTAATGCTTATGTTCAGTACATGAACTCTGGCAAACAACAAATGCGTGATGATCTGTCAAGCTATATGCAATGGGGTATTATGGATGTATTTGAACACCGTGGTGTTCGTTTCATCTCTTACGATGCAACATTCAACTTACCAGACGGTACAACTGAAGCAGCTATTGCATCTTCTGCTGGTCATGCTTACGCTCTTGGCGTACAAGGTCTGTTCCGTGGTTACAACGGCCCATCTGCCAAACTATCAGGTGCTAACCAAGCAGGTCAAGAACTGTATGTTCGTACATACGTTGACCCTAAAGATGAATACGTTGAGTTTGAACTAGAAGCTGCTCCTCTGTACTTCTGCTCAAAACCTGCATCACTTTATAAAGTTACTTCTTCTAACTAAGATTTAACTGTTAGCCCTTTGGTCAAAAGCCAAGGGGCTTAATTTATTTGTACTGCTATATGTTAGTATGAATAAATTAAGTATAACAATAAAAGGAATTGTAATGGTATTAGATTTAACAAATCCAGCACATATCGTAAGACTTCGTGTAGGTGACATTGGTGATTTGCCATTACTACCAGATAGTGTTTACGAACATGCTTTAACAGAAAGTAATGGTAAACTAGGTAAAGCAGCACAAACTTGTGCAGGTTATATCTTAGGTATCTTAGCACAATCTGTACATCAGAAGTTAGCACAAATTGAAGTATGGGATAATACTCGATTTGATAATTATCTTAAATTCTTGAAAACAACAATTCTCAATCCAATGATGAATGACATTAGTCCAATTCCTTATGCTGGAGTTGTTGATGAACAGAATCCAATTGTTCAATTTCAAACGGATTGGAACAATGTGTATGTCAACATGAATGAAACTGAATTGTTGCATCTTATCTCCAATAGAACATTGTAAGGAGATATTATGTCAGTGCTAGATGGATTTCATAGAACAGCAAACAATCTGATTACAAGATTTGGTAGTACACAATACTATGTGAAAAGAACATTAGGTGCTTACAATCCTTCAACAAGCGAAGCATCTGTAACAGAAGTAGAAATTCCAATCAAATGTGTTGTAATGGATTTGACATTACAATCAAATGGTAATACTTACAGGAATGGTACATTGATTGAAGCAGGAGATAAGCAGTGTATGTTTATTCCAATTGAACAATCAAACAATTCAGGTATTCCTCCTTTAGTAGTTGACCCTACATCTGATTTCATCAGAATCAATAATGAAATCTGGAAGATCATTACAAGTAAAGAAACCAATCCTTCTACTT